CCCGGACACCTTTCGCAACCGAGTGCTATTTGACGTTCGCAGCATCGCCGAACTGATGAGAGATGGAGTTCGAATCTGTGAGGGACGAGAGAAGACAAAAGGCAGAAAGGGTGTAACTGAAGCGGAGGCTTGGCTTTGGGAAGAGGCTCCATCTCGGTTTCAACTTAGCGAAAAGAAGGGGCACTACGTTGTAAAAATGACCCAAGATGATGCGCATCTTTGGACAGAGTCCCTTAAAGATTCGCCCCTAGAGTTTCAGATTGAGCAATTCGATCTGACCTCAGGACACACCGTACTTGTACTTCGGCACAAGTAGGAGGGGTCAAAATGTGCCCTTTTCACATACACATCATCCTCCAGGTCATTGATGGATTATTTACGTATGCAGGAGTGCGTTGTCTTGGAATTGGAATGGAGGTTGAGGGTAATCCGCTAATTAAGTCTTTGATGTACGCAATTGGGCCAGGGACGGCCCTTGTCGCCGTTAAAGGGCTAGCGATTGTAACTTTACTGTATGTGAAAAGGGCAAGTCGGGAATTGGTAATGCTGGGCAAGCTTATCAGTCGGATAAACTTACTCTACATGCTTTCAGCGGCCCTATGGGCTTATGTGTTTATGAAATAGGAGTCCATATGGCAGATACTAAAGTGGTTCGCATTAACTCAGGGGAATATTTGATTGCGAAGTTATCTGAGAACACGGATGGCACGGTGACATTCTTTGATGCTCTGGCGTTCCAGGTGGTTCCGACAGGTGACCCGACCAAACCTGGACTAGCTTTCTTTGTTGCGTTCCCATTCGCTGAAGACCCGAAGAATGTGACACTACCAAAAAATGCAATTCACTATTCCATGGCACCCAACGCTCAAATCGATGCCGCGTTTAGGGAGAAGACAAGCGGCCTAATTACCCCCAACTCAGGAGGCGGTATCATTTCCTAAGGCGGACCAAATGGGCGGAATGATTTATTGCTTCAGCGGCCCTTCAGGCTCCGGAAAAACGACTCTCGCTGATATATTTCGACGCACATCGAACGGAAGCGTATCACGCATTACGACTGTCACGACAAGGACACCTCGGAAGGGAGAATTGGATGGTGTCGATTATCACTTTTGGCGTGAGGAACATTTCAGGAGAGGAATCGCAGACAATATGTTTTTCGAGCATGAAGAGGTGCACGGTAATCTTTACGGTACCCTGAAGGGGTCATTGGAGGAGGTAATCTCAAAGGACGAGTCTGCGGTAATTATTCTTGATGTCTATGGTGCAATCCGACTGAAGGACACATTCCCTGTAAATACGGTTAATGTCTTTTTGACCTGCTCTACAAGAGATGAGCTTCGTCGCCGCATAGAGTCCAGGGGTACATCACCTGACGAGGTGGCAAGAAGACTTGGGAGAGCCTCGAAGGAGTTAAGCGTGTATTCGGATGAGCATCAAAAGTTTGACTATCTCATAGTTAATGATGACCTAAGCACATCTCGGCTTGCACTCCAGAACATCACCGTTCAAGAGGGCGTTAGGGCCGGAAAATGCCTTCGGTTTGAGGACGATATCTATGACTAAGTGGAACTATCGACCGTGTCGGATTATCCATGAAGACGGAAGCGAGGTCTGGGACATTCGGTCATTTTTTTATGACGAAGATGGGACTCCTCGTGGTTGGTCTCAAAACAGCGCTTATCCATTTGGAGAGACGTTGGATGAGTTGAAGTCTGATTTATCAAAAATGTTTGAAGATCTCGCCAGACAAGAAGTTCTGACTCTGTATGTGTACACTTGCGACACCTGCGGGGATCAGGACGCACGGACTGAAAAGGAAAGAACAACCTGTCCGGACTGTTTATCTAAACAATCAAACGAATAGTTAGCTCCACGGGCTCAAATCCGCGCTCACTAAATACTTCTCACACAGAGCTGTATTTGGAGCGTAACTATGTGGAAAAAGACTTTATTAGCGGTAGTAGTAGCGCTTTCTGTCTTCATGCCGCGAACCTCAACCGCACAACCATACGTCAGTAACGTGGGCAGAGGAGTGTTTTCGTTAACATCCCCCACCTTTAATTGTAATGAATTTCTGAGTTCTGTTCGAAGGTTACCTGTCCTTCATATTGCGGCTCTCTATAACACATTCGGAAATGACTTCCGGTGCTGGGACAGACTTGCGGCAGATCCGCGCTTGCAGACTATTGAATTAAACCTCATCAACGAGCCAGGACATCGGAATAAGCGCCTTGGTAAATATGAATTTCTGTACGGCATCAAGAATCCGGCCCAATACGACAAGCTATTGAGGAGCAGGGACCCTCAGCTTAAGGCAAAATTCATTCAGTACGTTCAATTAGCTAAGCGGAAAATTGAGGCCTTACCCCCAAGAGTTCAGTGTTTAATAAACCCAGGACTGGAGTCTAATGTGTCCTCTAAGGCCGGTGAGGTACTGATGGAGTGGACTAAAGAGCAGTTCCCTGGGTGCAGAACCGTATGGAATCCTCTTTCCGCCTCGTCACGAAGCACAAAGGTGATTAAAGGTGCTGACTTGGTAGAGGGACACGGTTCAAACCCTCCACTCCCTAAGGCGTGCGTTGCTAATTTAGATGGTACAGATATTACTTTCCCACAACGAATGAGTCCTTTAGGCGAGAACTCAGTCGAGAGTGGAAGACCTCTTATGCAGTACATCTCGACATATGCCAATCGGTGCGAGGTAGTTTTCCTGTGGGTTCTTGAGGATAACTGCAACTATGGCACTGGTTTCGTTGATCCAAGAGTGCGAAATTGCAAGGCAGCCTCCAAGGTATTTCACCTCGTTGCAAAGCAGGCCGAAAAGGCAATGAAGTCAATTCGGCAACACACTAAAAACACATGGACTCAGAAGGACAACGAGAGCTTAAAGTCATGTTCAGTGATTAAGTCACCTAATGATGGCCCCAAATCTGGGTTTCTTTTAAAGCAATCCGAGTTCCGTGACCGGGGAGGAGTTATTCTTTTCCCCAAGGGAACAGAGCCAAGAACAGTATCTATCATGGCAGGTGGCAGTACGATTGATACATATCATCGATCGGGTAGCTACGAGCACGATGGCTCTAATAGATGGATGTTTCGGTCGTTAGTCAGTCCAATAACATATCCGTTTCATGTCGTCGTACGGGCACAAACCAGTACCGGCCTTCTTTGTTATAAAATTGAAAATCCTAATGAGAGAAACGACTAGCTAAATACCTCCCATGAGGTGCATAGCTGGAATTGATTTCTCTCTATCCTGTCCCGCTATGTGCGTTCACATAGGGGAGGAGTGGACACCTGCAAACTGTCACTTCTTTTACCTGTACGGCGTAGGGAAGTGGGTCAGGCAGGATAATCGGCTTACGTCCGAGCGCTGCCCCCCATATCTCACCCAGGAGCAAAGGGTCGACTGGATTTCGGGCTGGCTTCTTCAACACATCCTGCACTTCAAGTGTTCAGACATTTTCATTGAGAATTACTCTTACACGTCTCATTCATCTTCGACCCACGTGCTGGCCGAGGGGTGCGGAGTCTTAAAACATAAGATTTGGAGGGAGAATGTGAATATTCACCTCCTACCTGTCACCACCATTAAGAAATTTGCGACCGGAAAAGGAAACGCAACAAAAGAGGGAATGTGCCGCGCCTTTGCTAATGAAGGATTATGGCTAGACAAAATACTTCCATGTCCGTTGGGGAAGTCTCCACTGGCTGACTTAGTGGATGCTTACTATATCGCGAAGCTGGGATTCAGTCAGACGCGATAACTGAAAGGTGATGTCGTGATATACGTTGACTTCTCTCATTTGCTGATTTCATGCTTCTTTGCCCAGGAGCGAGAGGTCTCGGAAGTTACGGAAAGCGATTTCAGAAAGCACGTTCTTCATACTCTCTTCATTGTTCAGAACCGATTCAAGCATCAATATGGAGAATTGATTGTTTGCTGCGACGGACGACGCTCATGGAGGTACGAGATATACCCCCACTACAAAGCCAGACGAAAAATTACCAGAGCCGAAGAGGCAGTTAAATGGAAAGAGATTGACCGACTTAATCGGCTGATTCGAGATGAGCTAACCGAACACGCAGTATTTAGAGTTGTTTGCGTCCCAGGAGCAGAAGGGGATGATGTAGTAGCTGTTCTAGCAACTACAAACCAAGAGCCGAGCATCATCATATCAGAGGATAAAGATTTCCATCAGCTGCATAGGCTCCCATATATCAGTCAGTATTCAAAGCGAAGGGATTCAGTGTACCGAACTGAGTCCCCGGAAGATGACTTGCGAGAGAAGATCATTCGCGGAGACAGGAACGATGGCATCCCAAATCTACACTCCAAGGATGCCGTATTCGTATTAAATGAGCGCCAGACCGTCGTGTCTGCAAAGGCGTTCTCTATATATATAGACAACTTTTTCGTGGGAGATGGCGGTATACCAGAGACCTATAAGGCACACTTTGAACGTAATCAAAGACTTATAAGCTTTGAGTACATCCCAGAAACAATTAGGGATGCAATATTGGAGGAGTTCTCAAAACCCGCTCCGAGCGCCCTTTTTGCTCGCGGAAAAAGAACCCACTACCTCGTTCAAGCAGGCGTAAACCCAAACAATTTTTAGGCTATGAGAAAACTGATTTTGGTCCTAGCAGTTTCAATTCTTTCTTCGTGTCGTCCCACTCACCAAGCTCCTCCACTTGGTCGGCTTATCGGTCACGTTGAGGATGGATGCCTGTATTTGGGGTATCAGAAAACTCTTTCATGTCCATACGCAGGATGTTCTAAGTGTCCGCCGAGTAAACCAGAGCGACACCGGAAAGGTAATCCACGCCACGATACCGCATCCGTTATTATGCTTGCGTAGGGTGAGCAACAAGACACCAGAACACTATGCAATCAATGTATTACTCACTCCCGGTGGCGTTGATTGTTGCAGCAAGGATCTCCTTGAGGCTCCTATTCCCAAGACCAAAATATAACGAAACGATGAAGCGTAAGTATATCTTTGAAGTGATTAGTCTAACCCAAGAGGCGAAGAGCCGAGGGGAAAAGGTTGATATTCTACACACTAATATGAGTGCGGGGCTTGCTGGGATTTTAAGGCTAAACTTTGACCCCGACCTGTTCTTAGATGTCGATCTTGACGCTCCCTATTTAAAGAGAAAGGAGCACGATGAGCTTGAGACACTCAGCCACTCTTCAAAGCTGTGGCACACATTCACCAAAGATTCCAACGTACCTGAGGTTAGGAAGAACCTAAGATTCAAATCGATGCTTGAAAGGCTTGAACCCAGGGAGGCGGCAACTCTGATTCAGGCCGCAAAAAAGCAAATAAAGATTGGCCTCTCGAAGGCGACACTCAAGCAATGCTTTCCACAAATTTTAAAAACACAAACTAGGGGGAAACCATGAGAGAGTTAGACATCAACAAGCTGAAGGATGAAGTAAGGGCTACAGTTCAAACAGATGACACTAACGTAAAGCCGTTCTGGGGTACTTCGCTTTCTGAAAAGAGAGTCGTTCTCAATCCACACGAGATGAGCGTCATGGAACAGCAGCTGGCGAGTAGGCTAAATGAAGAAGAAGAGCTTGAAACCGAAACTATCGTAAAGCCAACTACCCAAGAGGAAGCAAAGACGGGGCTCGGTGGATATAAGCTCGATACAGGAAAGCCCCGATGGGATCTGGCCCCATTTGATGCATTTGAGGCCATGGTTCAGGTGCAGACATGGGCAGTCAGCACAAGCGTGAGAGGAGATAAGGCATATCCTGAGCGCAACTGGGAACGCGGCATGGCATGGAGCCGAGTGTTTGGAGCGATGATACGCCACTCATGGAAGTGGTGGCTCGGAAAGATGACCGGTCGCTCCACTATCGATGAGGAGTCAGGCATGTCCCACCTCTGGCACGCATTTACTAGCGCCGGATTTCTCGTCGCGTATGAAATTCGAGGTATGACAGAATTTGATGACAGGCCAGCCCTTAATCATGATAAAATGAAAGGGAAGTAAGGTGATGAGCGAGAGTAACATCAAAACATTTAAGCAGTTTACCTCTCAAGAACTGACCCCAGTGTCAGGTACTCAACTCGGCTCAAATGAGGGCGGGATTCACACCGACAGTTCCGGTAATCGTCATTACGTCAAATTTTACAAAAATGCCGACCAGGCCAAGGTTGAGGCCCTTGCTGGAAGGATTTATCATCATATGGGCATCCATACGGTAAAGCCCGAGTATCGCGTCATTCGAGGAAAACATGCCGTCGTTACTAGGTACGACGATAACCTCGCCAAAATCAAACCTGAAGATTTTCATCATCTGACACCAACGCAAGCTAGTCAGATCGGAAAAATGTTCCACGCTGCAGTTCTAACTAAGAACTGGGACATCGTCGGAACAGAGCATGATAACATCCTAAAGAACGCAAAAACCGGAGACCTACATTCCATTGATACTGGCGGCGCATTTCACTTTCGAGCCCAGGGTGACCACAAGGAATTTGGTCCGGACATTGATGAGCATGACTCACTACGCCATAAAAACCAACAAGCGTCTCAAGTATTCAACCACGTGTTTTCGCAGCATCCTCACGCCGAGCGGGATGGTCTTGATGCCGTTAAGAAACTTGATGACGAAAAGGTCAAGACGGAATTTAGTCAGTCAGGACTTAAGGACTGGGAAAAATTGCACCAGAATTTCAACACAAGAAAAAAAATGCTTCTTGTCCGGTATCATGGGTTGAAAAATGCATAAATAACTAGTGGATCAACCTACTAGTTAATTATGAAAACATTTCTTCAATTCATCTCTCAGAAAATCCTGAGAGGTGTGCCCCGCTTTACGGGCACCCCGGTTGTTGTTGATACCCACGGGTCCCATTCAAAACATAAGGCTCTCAGAAAAAAGAGCATAGCGCAGGCGACAGATGTCTCGGCATCTCAGTCACTTTCATCGACTCTGGCAAAAAAACAGAAACTCGATGAGGCGTGGTCATTTAAAAAGGCTAGGAAATGGAAACATTTCGCCCAATGGGAGTCAAATAACGACAATCACCACCTTGGAAATAATCATGACGAAATTGAAACTCACTTGGATAAGAAATATCCAATAAGCAATATTCGCGATCATTCTGACGCTGTTGAAATGTACACGACCTATAGTCGTCATGTTAATCGCACCCTTCTCAAACATTACGAGGCCGGATATGACGACCCTCCAAAAGTGGATGAACACAACATCCATAAATTAGACCAGGCTATTGGTCACAACAAACTGAAGCACGATCTTCATGTCTACTCTGGGGTAGGCTTTCATCCAGGAGAAAAGTGTGAAATGTGTCATAAGGGCAATCTTCACCTACCCGCATATACATCTACTTCGATTTGCAAAAAGACTGCTACTGTCTTTTCCCACGCTATCGAAGGAACGACCGACAAATACAATCATGAACCAGTTAATCACGTTCTGCACATCCATCTAAAAAAGGGACAGAAGGGCCTCTACGTCGGAAAACACTCTAATTATGACCAAAATGAGTACGAGTACATCCTTCCTCGACATACAACACTCAAGGTTCACCCTAAACCCTCAGTCGTTCCTGAAGGAGGGCACGCCGGTAATGACTACAAGACCTACATCTGGCACGCCCATGTCATACCGAGCGAGTTAAATGATTCAACCAGCAAGGCCAAAGTCCCAAAGCGAAAAGACACGGGTGCTTCTAAGAAAAAGACATCGGTTGGGGTTAAGTAACGCACCTAAATAGTGGGGGAGTTTGTGGTACCCCGCTATGAAAACGTTTCTTCAATATCTGAAGTCTATTGCCGGATTAGGCGGACAAAAGTCGGTTACCCGCTATAGGGGAACTGCCGTTGTGGTCGATACGCACGGAAGTCACGCTCAGGATAGGCCCCCCACCTATAAAGGCACCCCCACCGTTGTCGATAGCCACGGCGGCCACTCTTCAGCCAATAAAAAGCCTCTTAAAAAGGTAGATGAGAGTGCTCAGGCCGCCCGCGCAGTCAAGTACGCCGAATGGAGGAGCCAAAACGACAATTCGCACATAGGAGAAACCTACTCCAATGTCCATGAAACCTTGGCTGGACTACAACCGCATCATGATTTTTCAGATGGGCACCGAAAAGCAGTTAAGAAGTATACCGAGGAAAGCAGTCGTCTTAATAGGGCTCTTCTACAGCACCATATCACAAAGACTCACCCTGGGGATAATATAGCGGAGCACAGCATCCCGCACTTGGATGAGGCCGTAAAACACCACAGACTTAAACACGACCTCCACGTCTATTCAGGAGTGGGGTTTCACCCTGGGCGGAAAGCCGCTCTAAATTCAGAGAACAAAATTCACCTCCCAGCCTATACATCCACGTCTATCAACAAAAAGACGGCTGTGGTGTTTTCCAAGCCTCTTTCGGAAGAGGGTGATGCCCGCGCCAACCACGTGCTTCATATTCATCTTAAAAAGGGACAGAGAGGATTGTACGTCGGAGAACACTCTGCGGTCGGCAACG